CTGTGCCATACAAAAGAAGGAAACACAATAATAGATCCTTTAGGTAAAATCTCTTTTGCTCTTCTTAAATGTTTAGCTTCATCTCTCATATGTGGATCGTAGTTTCTAAAATCAAATTCTAACTCACCACCTGTGTATTCTGAACCATCTGTTAACTGACAAGTCATAGATAGTTTTCTAATTCTGCCGTGCTCTGGATGATTAGGATCTTTTCTGTCATAAACTTTATCCCAACTATCACAATGCCAATCATAATATTGATTGTGTTTATATTTTGTAAACTGACAAGATTCAGATCTTTCCCAATCAAAGTTCCAACCAGCATTTTTATTAGCCATATGAACGTATGGATGTAATTCTTTATATATCCAAGTATCATTTAACCATACTAGATCAGAGTTTCTTTTTCTTTTTAAATCTTTTATTTCTTCTTTTTTTAATTTTCTATCTCCATATCCACCAGTTAAAGCCATTACTTCTTCTTGTTGATTAGCATAAGCTATTACATCATCACAAAACTTTGGTGTAAGTGCTGCAGGAAAATGCCAAAAGTAATTAGATATATTCATAAGTTATTGTTTGTATAAAGTTTAATGAATCTTTTTGATTGTTAGTTAGGTAATACATATTAGTTGATGGAAACATTATGAACATATTATTTTTAAGTTCTATATCCCAACTTCTTCCTTTACGTCTGTTGTCTTCAAAGTGTATTCGAACATTACAATCTTTTACTTTTACACCATAGAGTAATGTAAAGTCTGGAGAGTTTCGTAAATCTACTGGATCAATATTTAATAAAGGTAAAGATACTTGATGAGGTTTATAAATATTACCCCAAGTTTTTTTATTAATTAAATTAATATTATGTTCAACACCAATAAAGTCTCTCATATATGTGTTTAACATATCCCAAGTTCTTGAAAATGGAAATTCTTTAGAGTTAAAAGTAGATTGTAAAATATCGTTGGTAAGTTTTTCTTGGTCTATCTCAAAACCTTTCGGCATATCGACATCACCATAATATAGAGCTTGTTCACTTAAAACTTTCTTGTTCATACCTACCACCATAGATAATAAATTTAAGTTAAATTGTCAAGTATTAAGAAACGATTGGAGTAGTAACTAAATCCCAAGATTGACCAGATTCATTCCAATCATAATGGTATCTATTATCTACATCTGCTGTTTGTTCAGCTGTTAATGCTGGAGCATCACCAATAGGTGATTTCCAAGAAGCTGATTCAATATGTTTTACCCAAGATGTATAAGGTTTTTTAGACCAAAATATATTATCATCTTCATCCCAAGTACAACCTATACCTGCGTAGTTTCCTCTAAATGCTTTAGAGTTATCACCTGATGAATGTGTATTAGATGTTGTATTGTAAGATGTTTGAATCCACATTTGTGCAGGCCAATTATTATGTGTCTCTAAATATTGTTGTCCTACTGTTTCATCTTCAACGCCATCAGCGTTTAACATATCACCATTATTCAAAGTAAGTACTTGAATAACTTTTCCGTTTGATCCTAGTTTTGCAAAATGTGCCATAATTATCTCCTTATATCTTATTTGTTGTTGTTAGTAAATACATATTAATTATTGAAATTTGTATCTTATTATTACCACACCTGATCCACCTGCTGCTACACAATCTGCACCACCACCACCACCTGTGTTAGCTGTTCCTGCAGTACCATAAGTACCACCTCCATCTCTAGCACTTGCGGCACCTGGTTGTGGACCTGCTCCTGCTCCTGGTCCTCCACCACCACCTCCTGCTCTTCCTACTGAAGAGCCTGTAATTGTATTTGTTGCACCTACACCACCTGCTCTTACAGAACCTGCTGCCGTTGCTCCACCACCTGCACCACCCCATTGAGCAGCAGTGACTGTTACTCCACCAGTTCCTTGAGGTGGACTAACTGGAGGTGTATTTCCTGAACCTGCAGATCTGCCACCAGTTGCTCCTGTACAAGGACCACTTCCTCCTCCACCTGAACCACCAGATAATCCTCCAGGTGCTTCACCATTTCCAGCACCTCCTCCACCACCTGCTGATGTTATACTTGAAAAAACTGAATTTGCACCTGTTCCTCCTGCACGAGAAGGACCTGTTCCTCCTGCTCCTCCTGCACCTATTGTTATTGGGTAAGGTTGAACTGAAATTGCTAAACCTGAACAAGGAGTAGCTGCTAATGGACTTGCTGTGTAACCACCACAAGCCTGTTTACCCTCTCTAAAACCTCCACCGCCACCACCACCACCATAATTATTTCCACCACCTCCACCTCCAGCTACAACCATATAAGAAACTTTACTTCCACCTCCTGCAGCATTTCCTACAGCAGATACACAAAGTGCCCCTGATCCTGTAAATGTATGAATTTTAAAATTTCCTGATGTTGTTATTGTTCCACCTGATGCTGTTGTAAACAGTGCTGTTGGAGCTTCTGATTGTAAACCTGAATCTGTTACTAACCAACCTTGTGTTGAATCTATATAAACTAATGTTACTGCAATACCTTCTACATCTAAAGTTGCATTAACTGTTGAACCACCAATTTTTTCTGAACCATTTGTATCTATTGTAACTTTATTTGTATCAAAAGTTCCTGCGTAATCTTTTATTGCAACAACAGCTCCTGCAGTTCCTGCTGGTAAGTTAACTGTTACTACTCCACTAGTTGTATTTACAAAATATCCTTCACCAGCAACTGCTGTGAAAGTTGATGTCTTAACTGTTGTTACCCAAGACGCCGAACCTGTTGCACCAAAGTTTACTGCTGTACCTTGGTTGTTAATTGTTGCACCACTAGGAATTGTAAACGTATCACCACTATCTCCTAATGTGAATGCTGTTCCTGATCTTGGACTAATTTTATTTACTTTTATTTCACTCATAATTTTTACCTATTGAAATTTGTATCTTATTATTACTATACCTGAACCACCATTACCACCACCTGGTCCATTACTACCACCACCACCGCCTGTGTTTGCAGTTCCTGCTGCTCCAGAAGCACCACCACCACCAGGTGTTGCTGTTGGGTTTGGTACATTACCCGGACCTTCTCCGTGTCCATTTCCTCCACTTGCTCTAGTAACTGGTGATCCTGAAATTACTGTAGTTGCACCAGCACCTCCTGCTCCTGCTCTGCCACCTGTTCCTGCTGGACCGGGTTGTCCTGCAGCTGTTGCTCCACCACCTCCTGCTCCAGTTGTATTACCTGAACCTATAAGTGCGCCAGTACCACCTGCATTTCCTTGAGGTGGACTAACTGGGGGAGTATTACCTGTACCTCCAGGACCTGTTTGATAACTACCACCTCCTCCTGAACCTCCATTACCATTAGGAGTAGCGTTTTCTCTTCCACCTCCTCCACCTGCTGATGTTATACTTGAAAAAACTGAATTTGCACCAGCTGCTCCTGAACTACCGCCTGGTCCGGGTGCGCCTGTTCCGCCTGCACCTATTGTTATTGGATATCCTTGTGCTGTTACTGTAATAGGTGTTGATCCATTCAAAGGTGAAACTGCATAGCAACCTGAAACAGGTCCTCTAAATTCTCTAAAACCTCCTGCGCCACCACCGCCCGCACCACCTCCACCTTCTGAACCACCACCTCCAGCTGCTATATTCATATATGAAACTGTATTTTCTGCAGCTACATTTGATACTGCAGACACATTAAAAGTTGCAGGTCCTGTAAATGTATGAATTTTAAAATCTCCTGAAGTTGTTATTGTTCCACCTGTTGCTGTTAAAAATGATCTACCTGTAACATTTGATGTTGAATCCATAGTATTTTTCCAACCCTCTGTTGCATCAACAAAAACAAAAGTTACTGATTGTCCTTCTGTACTTAAAGTAGTACTTGCATTTATACCACCAATTTTTTGTGAACCATTTGGTGCTATTGTTAAATTATTTGTTTGAAAAGTGTTTGTGTAATCTACAACAGAAACTATATTTCCTGCGCTACCTGCGGGAAGATTCATTGTAAATGCACCACCTGCTGTATTTGCAAAATAACCTTCACCATTTGCAGCTGTAAAAGTTGAAGTTTTAATTGATCCTGTTTGCCAATCGACAGTTCCTGTTCTACCGAAACCTGTTTGACTTGCACCAGATGCTAAAGCAATTGTATCACCACTAGCGCCAAGAGTAATAGTATTACTATTTTCTTTGATGATGTTAGCACCACATTGATTTTGAATATTGTTTACTTTAATTGTACTTGTCATAATTTATCCTATTGAAATTTGTATCTTATTATTACTAGACCTGAACCACCATTTCCACCTGTTCCTCCGCCACCAACATCTGAAGTTCCTCCACCTCCACCGCCAGTATTAGCAGTTCCACAACTTGAGGCATTTGGACTTGGAGTTCTTCCAGCAGCACCACCTCCAGCACCACCCGCTCCAGCAGGTTGAGGAGAAGCGTTTCCTGATCCACCACCTCCACCACCAGCTCTTGCTGTAGGTGTTCCATTAATACTTGATGTTGCTCCTGCTCCACCAGCACCACCTCCATATGGGTTTCCAGGCGTAGTAACTCCAACAGCAGTTGCGCCACCTCCGCCACCTCCGACTGCACCACCTGGAGCATTTCCACCTGCAAATCCTTGCGCTGGACTAACAGGAGGAGTATTTCCTGCTCCTCCACTATCGCCATTAGCTGCACCACCACCTGAACCACCAGTTTGTCCACAGCCTGATGGATCTCCTCTGCCACCTCTACCACCACCTGCTGATGTTATTGTTGAAAAACTTGAATTAGCACCACTTGTAAAACCTCCAGGACCAGTACCTTTGACACCGCCTGCACCTACTGTAACTGCAATAGGACTTGGTGGTGCCGTTAATGCTCCACCTGGACTAGCTATAGGGGAAGCTGGCCAAGCTGCAGGACTAGGAACTGATTCTCTAAAACCACCAGCTCCTCCACCACCACTTACACCATCTCCACCTCCTGTCGCTGGACCACTTCCTCCTCCAGCAACTACCATATAATCTATTTTATTATTACCTTTAGAATTTCCAGCACAATTAATTGTTAAAGTACCTGGACCTGTAAATGTGTGAACTTTATAATTTGTATCCACAGTTGTTATCGTTCCACCACTAGCTGATACAAATGCAGGTGCTTCAGCTGATTCTCCTGTTGATTCAGCTGTATTTACCCAACCTTCTGTTCCATCTACATAAACTAATGTTATTGATTGACCTTCAGTATTTGCTACAAGGGTATTAGCAACTCCACCAATTTTTTCTGAACCATTGGGTGCTATTGTTAAATTATTTGTTTGAAAAGTTCTTGTATAATCTGCAACTGATACTATTGCTCCAGCAGAACCTGCTGGTAAATTCATAGTGAATGCACTACCTGCTGTATTTGCAAAATAACCTTCTCCATTTGCAGCTGTGAATGTACTTGTTTTAATTGATCCTGTTTGCCAATCGACAGTTCCTGTTCTACCGAAACCTGTTTGACTAGCACCTGAACCTAGAGTTACTGTATCACCAGATTCACCTAGTGTTAAAGTAGTTCCGCATTGTGGTGCAACTGTGTTTACTTCTATTTTAGACAATGACTAATACCCCTGTTACTGTGATTGTTCCAGGTATAGTAATAGGTCCTGCAAGAACACCGTTCTCAACAGTTTGCGTACCTTCAATAGTACCTGCTTGATTCTTTATAAAGTCATCAGGAGAAGTTTGCCCTCCGATGTATTGGATCCCATTTATTATTGCCGTCATAATTCCTCCTAAGAACTAATTGTATCAATATACGAAAGAACCACGTCCAAACTACTACTTGCACTTGAAACTGCTTCTAACGTGTTACCACTCTCTAAAACAATTTTAGCGCCACCTTGAATTAATTCAATAGCGCTGTTTGGTGGAACACTAACTCCTTTTGCTAAAAAGAAATCAGCTCCGCCTTTTGCAATTTTAATATCAATTGCAATTGTTGAAGTTGTAATATTACAACATCTAATACCAATAACTGCATCGTAGTTTCCACCCGCTAACAATGTAGTATCACCTGTTCCAATTGTTCTAACTAATACATTTCTAAAATCTTGTGCCATATTTTTTTCCTATCTATAGTGCCACTGCCATTGCTAATGCAAAGCCAGCTGACGCTGCTCCTATTGGGTTACCTGATGCATCTAGATAAACCGATTTACTTGCTGGTAAAGTACAAAATACATCTTTTGTGCCTCCAGAAAAGTTAACAGCAGAATCTGAATTAGAACTAGAGAGAACTTCAGTTCTAGTTAAGTTAGCACTTGATCCATCTAATGTACCACGTCCTACCTCAAACTCACTTGTACCTTGATTAAAGATACAATAATAAGTTGTATTGCTGTTTCCTATTCCTTGTGCAAAAGTTTCAAAACCAGTTACTGCTGCTCCAAGTGCCATTGCACCTGTACCAGTAGTTGTGCTTGTTACTTTTACTCTATCGTTTATTACTAACGCCATAAATTTTTTCCTTAAGCCATACTTATAATTGCATTTGCCGGTGTCGATGGATTAGGGAAGGCAATTGTAAACGTACCATTAGTAGCCGTTTTTGTTCCTCCAAAATCTAATACAACACATAATTTATCTGATTTTGAATCATTATAAATAGCTGCTCCTGCTGCACCAAATGTAGCACTAGTTATCGATGAATCAGCAAAGTCAATAGACGCTACTGCAGTACCTGAAGCAACCGCTTGTGAAGCTAAAACTTTTCCAGCTGTTGTATAACCAGAACCACCTCCAGAACTTACTTCATTTGCAGTAAGATAAGTTGTGCTTGATGTGCTATATGAAGATAGACTTGTGTACAATGCTATTTTAAATGAGTCTCCGCCGTTTGCAAAATTATGTGTTCCCGAAAAGAGTTCTCCTCTAAATGCGAACGGTATTATATTTGCCATATTATTTTCTCCTTATTTATTTATTTATTACTTGATGGATTTTTAGATTCTAAAACGACACGAATAACTCCATCCTGATATTCGTCTCGGCGTCTTCGACCTGATTGTTCGATCGCATACGATAGTAAAGCTTTTTCATAAGCTTGTGAATAGTATTGTAACATATCTACGGGACCTTTCAAGTACCCATATGCATTTACTAAAGAAGCGTACAAAATCAAATCTTGATATTTATTTGATAAAAAGGTTCCAGTTCCACTAACCGAAGCATTTGTTAAACTAACTGGCTCCTTATTATAGGCTAAAGTGATACTATATGTTCTATCAGGAGTAGGTGCTACTACCCAAAATTCTTCGTCCCAATTAGCATAATATTTAGGTATATCAACAGAACTTGTTCCTGGATCTGCATAATATTCGGCCATAAAACTTGTATCTCTTTGCTCTAAATAGAATTGTTCTCCATCAGAATTAGTAAGTTGAGCATATCTAATTAATCTTAAATCTCCAGGTATAGTTACATATCGGTTACCTATAATTAAACTTGATGTTGCATAATGTCTATCTTGATCCGAATCAACTTCTCTATAAATTTTATTTTCTGCGTTTTGAATAAATCTATTTACAACAGAATCTGTAAAAACATTACTTCCTACTTCTGTGTATCCTCTAATATCTGTTTGTAAATCTGTTAAAGTGTATGCCATTATCCGTTTACTACCTCAAGTGTTACTGGTCCTGCCGAACAGTTATTAAAACCACCTTGTACACTACCTGTTGTTGCATTACTAGTGCTTGTTATATAAAAATAATTTATTGGATTAGTTAAAGGATCTGATGTAGTTGCTCCTGTAACATTTCCTGATGAATCTATTTGACCTAAAGCAATTGTAAAACCATTAGCATTATTTAAATCACTTACATTATCAAAAGTTGGAATATTTGCGTAAGCTTGTAAATTTCTAGCATCAGCTCCACCTGATCCTGCAGAAGTTACTTGTGGTGCTCCTCTAAATCTTACAATGTCTCCAGCTTTTCTTTGATGATCTTCTGAATAAACATTTACATAAGTTGCTCCTCCATATTTGATACTTGTAAAAGGATTGGGATCTAACAAAATTAAACTTGCAACTGAAGCTGATTGTGGTCTTGGATTATACAAAGCTATTGGATCTGAACCAACAGGTTTTGGACTAATTTGTGGTTGCTTAGATTCAAACTCTGAATAATGAACTAAAGAACCATTCCATTCTCTAACCATTTCAGAATAAGGAAATCTCATTCCTGATCTATCAGAAATAGCATAAGCATATTTTCCGGCAGCGTAACTACCCATTATACTCCATCCCCATAAAATGTTTGTGGTGATATGAAACTAGATGTACCTTGATTGTCTGCATCAAGTGCTCTTAACATTTCACTTTCATAAATTCTCTCTAACTCTTGCGTTCTTTCAGGGGAAACTTTCATACTTAAATAGTATGCAAGTCCTGACATCATACAAGGATAAAATCTATTTACAACATCTGCTGTATTAGAATAGCCACCAACATCTTGTATCTTTGCTAAATAATAAAAACAAAATTGAAAACTACTTGGTGTTGATGTACTTGATACACTTGAACTTGGTGTTGTATATAAAAAAATACTTGGATTTAATTTTCTCTCTACATAATATTGTGAAGGAGTTCCTTTAGTTAATTTATTTGCCGTTTGTGAATATGCAGATCTATCTATTTTTGTAAGTGCTACATCTTGCGGTGCTGTTGGTGTTGAATTATTTCTATAATACGCTTCTAATACAGTACTAATATCTTGTGGAAAATTAGTTGAATCACTTGCAAAACTATATTCAGCTTGACCTTCTATTAATGGTACTTTTGCTAATTTTACTTTCCATAAATGTACACCTCTATTACCCCATTCTTGAAAAAGAATATTTAATGATCGTCTTGCAGATCTTAATTGATAACCTGTTCTTGTTCCTAATACTCCTGTTCTTTCATAAGCTTCCTCAATAATATCATCCATTTGAGGATCAAATTCAGTAGTGCCAGAAGTAGGTGCAATTGTTTGAGCAGCATTACCCATACCACTATGAACTGTACAATAATAAAATAATACAGGAGCGCCAGTAGTTCTAACTGGTGCAACATTAATTGTTGTATTTGATCCAGCTTGACCAGGAACGCCAGCAGTAGTTACACCTGTTGTATAAGGTGCTGCTGGTGAATTATTTGGATTTGTAGAAAATGCAAAATAGTGTGTATTATTACTACTATTAGAAGTATCAAAAATATATTTATTACCTTCTTGTAAATAAAGTACAGGAGCTAACTCTCCGTTAATATACCATCTATTACCGGTACCATATTGAGTAGTCCCCGTTGCTACGGTGACTGTGTAAGTAATTGTAGCCACAAGTTGCTCCTATTAGCCGCCAGTTATTGTTAAAGTAACACTTCCACCCGCACCTGCTAAATTATAAACAATTCCTGTATCAAAAAGAATTCCAGAACCTGGAACATAAACTTCTAGTCCTTCTGTTCCGAAATTATAAGTTGCTACTAAATTACCTGCTCCAGCTGCGCCTGCAGTTGCTACATTATGTAATTTTAAAACAGCATTTGCTATTCCTTTTCCTTGAATAGAAGTAATTCTAGCTCTACCTAGTCTGCCTAAAGCATCGGCACCTATTGTTGCTAATAAAACGGTTGTTTGATCACTTGAGTATGATGACATAATTTTTTCCTTTTTATTTTGTACTATGCTCCCGAAGGAGCATAGATTAATTTAGTTACTACGCAGTAATATTAATATTTTGTGCGTACATAATAGTAAATGTTCCAGCGCCTGCTGATGCATCATTGTTAGCTCCATTATAAATGAAAGCTACTTGCACATCAGATGTTCCAACGTCTAGCCAAGTTGCACAAAGTGCTGCTGCTCCTAATGCAAGAGAACCTGTTGCGCTAATATTAGCATCATTAACATAAAGATCAGAGTTACCTACAACTCCAATATCAAGTAAATCTGCACCACTATCATTAAATGCTGTTTCAACATT